ATAAGGTCACCGATACCGAGCTGGAGGAATACATTCCACCGAGGCTCGATGCAGATAGCCCTATCAATCTTCGCTGTTTTGGGTACGAAAGAGAGCTTGTTGCAATGCGTAAGAATTGCTTCATGCGCATAATCGCCAAGCACATTAGGATCCGATCCGTTAAAGATCTCGTCGTAAAGGCTGGCGCAAGCCGGTGTTATTTCACCTCGGTACTGGTACTTCGCGTAACGGGACACTTGTCCACGTTTGAGCGCAGTATCAGCCCCAGGCCCATGCCGCGACCGATCTCGTAGATAATCCAAATCAGGAGTACCCACCGTGCCCAAGATCGCGGTAATTTTCCGACGAGTGAGATGAAGTATCTCCTCGACGGGGTGAGAGAATCGGACAGGTTCTCCCGCCCACCTCGACCTAAAGACATGATTGATCTCCTGACAGGACGCCTCAACCCGTTGCCATTTCTCAAATGCTGCAGCCTCACGGTCGATACCAAGATCGAAATCCTGGTATTTCTTCCAGAAACTGCAAATTTGATAATCTAGCTCAAGGTCAGCATCACGACCATTCCACTCATAGAAGAAAGGTGAAAACTCAAGCCCAACAAGGCCCAGGTAGTCACCCTCCTCCATGAGCAGGTGTGCGTGGATAGCAAGAGGCGTACACGAGTTACGGCACAAATCGGTGAAGATACTCTTCAGAACTTGGAACCCCCGCGAGGAGGAACCAGGAAATGAAAGGCCTTCACGAGTAGTGGCTACTCTAGGGGTCATTTGTATTATCCCCTAGGCTTGCCACGTGGCATGGACATCACCGAACTGCCCATTGAACAGCAGGTTGAGAGACGCACTGGTGTTATTCGACGCGAGCGACCCCCCGAACGCGGAGAACGCTGCAAGCAGCGCTTCCCGTACGGTACGGCCATTCGGCGGCGAATACCAGGCGCTCAGCCCGTTGTTCAAGGCATATTGGACCACGGCCTCGACAAAGGAATCGAGCGTGACACCACCGTTTCGCCCAGTCGGGTAAACGACGACGAGAGCTGGAATGTTCGGACCACCTGGCAGTGATGCCAGAGAAGCCCAAGCTCCAGAATCTTTCGTCGCGCGCCCGATAAAGCTGACGGTGATGGTTGTGCTCGACGCCTGAGCCGGAAACCAGGTGTAGTACCGATCGACTTGGTTGATCGACATAGACACCTCGGTCAATTCGGCGGGTTGAAGTCGACGAACGTTTCGGTCATGAGGGCGTGTGCCAAGAGATTGGCAGCAAACGCCCTCAAGTCCTTCCGGTTCTGAGCGGAACAACGGTTCGGGGCGATCAGTTCGATCTTCCCGAACATGTTGAACGCAACCTTCGGAACGGCGACATAGCCGCCGGCGTCCCCAGAAATGGCCTCGAGAACAGGAAGCGTGATGCGGCCTTCGACGCGATAAGCGCCATTGGCCCCAGCAGTGTTCTTGTTCGAGAGAGTGATCGTGGGCAGACCAATGCCGATACCCGACGAAATGTCGACGTATCGAGCAAGGGCCATGTCCGCGCCACGGGCGCTGAAGGTCTTCAGAACGGGTGTGGTTTGCCCGTCGTACAGTTGCAAGTTGGCTTGCGTGGACATAGTCCACCTTTCTTGGGGATGCCTCGTAGAGGCGGTTGATTAACGTCCAAAGAGTTGCCGCAAGAGTGACATGGCAGTTGCCATGCGCTCGAGCGGTGCGCCACCAATGGGACTCCTGAGTTGGGGGTGATAGCTCGGCAAAGTACCTACGTTACGATTCATACTGACATCAGTCTGTATGACCCGGCCGTGAGTATATGCCATGCTAGGACCTCTGTAGTCAGGAGCCACATATAGG